TCCTTTCATCCGCCTAAGTTCCGGGGGAACTTAAGCTATCATTATTTTATGTAACTATTTATTTAACTATTAAATCATTATTTCTCTTCCGGTGGCAGAGGAGGTACAAAATCACTCAGCACATCATCATACTCCCTCTCTGACAGAGGGACGCTCTGCACCGCATTGTATGCGGCATAATCCGGATAGGAAATGATCTCCGCCGTGCTCTCATCCGTCTTTCCGGCAACGAGGATAACACCTGTATTCTCCACCGATACAAGATTGCAGATGCCATCGGCAAAATCAGCATCGGAAAGATAGTATTCGCGTTTGACCGACAGAGCACCGGGACGTAGTCCATGCCTGTCAAAAATGACCAGCAGACCACCATCATCAAGCCTGCGGCAGTTCTTGTACCCGTGCCCGTCAAACTCCGCAACGACACACCCCGACAGGACTGTGCGGTAAGTGAACCGGAAGGGAGTATTCACATCCCCGTTCAAGTTCTTCTCTATGATTTTAAAATCGGACTGATAATTGATTCTCATAACTATAATATTGATGTTACATCGTCTATCTCCTCGGCTGTCAGGTATCCGTTCAAGTCAACACTTCCGCCACCTCCTGTCGTGCCTGTAGGACTCCATGCCCCCTTTATCTTGCATTCATATATAGGGCCCGGTATGGTATCCCCCACAACAGCCCAGTCACCTACAACAGGAGATGGAACAGCCTCTTCCAGCAATTTAAGAGTAGAAAATAATCCCTTGTTGCGGATACCGTTCTGCTTGACCTTTTCTAGTTCGGTAGAAGTCTTACTAAAGTTGTTGTTAAGACGGTCTGCCGCCTCACTCCAAGTACCTGTCTTGTTAATACTATTCAGTTCCATATCACTTCTTTACTTTTAAAGTCCCGTTTGTCACGACTCCTTCTACTGTCTCATATTCCACATATACCTGACCTGACGAAACATCATCTTTCCCCGGCCAATTACTGCAATCAATATTGGCCACATGCTTATACACACCCACTCCATTATATACCGGTTTCATTCCGACTAACAGCGTTTCGCCTTTAGAACCATAGAAGGATACGTTATTGGGATTAAGAATGATATCCGTATTTTCCACATGATTCTGTATTCTGATACGTTCCGGATATACAGTCGTTTCTAGTATCAATTGGTCCCCTGCATATTTCCGCAAAATCAAATCACCATATTCCCATCCGTCCGATGATGTGTCGAACCTTAATATCAAGGTGGTATGTCCTTCAGTCGTGTACATTTCAAGAGTATTTTTATCCGGATCAATGACAATGCGTTTCCCGTCAACAGATGTTTCTACTTTTCCGCGGAAAAATCCGCCCAAGGCTTCAACCACACCTCTGAACTTACCACCCAAGGCATAAATATAGCCGCGCAGGAACGTATCGCCACCATGAGTGGCAACGAAGTTCGCCATATTCGCCCATTCTTCATCGGTGGGTTGATAATTCGGATCATTACGAAACCTCATTACGGTTAATATAGCCTGTTGCAGCGTGCCACCTGCCCAGAATGCCACATCATCATCGTCATTGTATATGCCGCTCACTCCGGCGGTGACCTTTTGCATCTTGCCATCCTTGTAGTTGCCCAGTTGGATCATATTGGCAAGGATCAGACCGCCAAGGATGTCCACAGAACCATCCTTGATTGCACTGGCGATATAATTAATCGCCTGAAAACCGGCTGTTGCCTTGTCATTATCAAGAATGGACGGTTTCCAGTCTGTGGCGATGGTTCCACGCTCTAATTGAAGGTCACAAACGGTTGCGGTACCACTAATAAGAAATATACCACTGCCATTGAAGGTGATCTTATGGGTATATCTCTGATAAGAGGACGTAAGAGGCTGAGTTGTGCTGAAATCACCACACGAAACAGACACAGATGTACCCTTTGCTTTATAGCTGATAACATAACTTTCTCCTTTAATTAATGATACAGACTGAGACAAACTACCGATTGCGGCAGAGTATCCGGAGCCGGCAGCACTGTCCGCGGATACGGTAGCCACACCCGTCCAATGCTTGAGTTGCTTGCTGTATAGCTCGGTGGCCGCTGATAACTCGGTAGTGGCAGACAGTTCCTCCGTTTCGTAATCTCCAGTAAACCCGGAATTGCGCAACAGATTTACACTGCCAACGGCGGCGTTATCTATCGCATCCTTAGCATCTTGGGCAAGATCTGCAGCAGCCTGTATCTCATCCGGAAGACCTTCCATATTTCGCCATCCGGTGGAACCCTGCTCGATATGGAACATACCCTTGATATCAACACCGCCTTTTTGTGTATAACGGATGTAAGTGCTCTCATCCTTGGCACCGATATAGGCATCACCATACACATTGATATAGGCGTGTCCGGTGGACTTGTCAAAGCCCAGCCCGATAACTTCTTTGCCAACCAAAGAAAAGGTATTGATACCTTGATAGAAAGTAATGGAAGGGGAAGTTTCATTAACAGAAGAAAGGATTATAGCTGCCTGACGGGTGATATCCGTCAAGTGTCCCAAACCAATAATATCATCACCGGCAACCGGGATATCACTGTCCTTATCGGCATTAGTTTTGTTCAAGTCAATATAGTCAGTTCCTACACCTGTCACCTCGCGCCAGTAGTAGCGGTTGGATACATTGTGAGATGTTCCTTCTTTAATGTTAAATTCTTGGGCTAATGCTAATGTACCGACTGTAAATTCGTTATTGATTGTCACTCCATCGACTTCCGACAAAAAGAAACAGCGGTAGCTCTCATCAAGTTCCTCCACCCTGACACACTTCATTCCGGCCGGAGATATGATCTGTTCACCACCAACATGCGTTTTCTTTTTCACTTCAAGTTCATCAAAGACAGCCTTAATCTTCACATAAAGCCGGTCAACAACGGCTTGAGAGGTACCATCTTCCAATACAGTAATTCCACTACCATTCTTACCAACCAAAAAACCTTTCAGGAACGTGATCAGCTCATTGGCAGTGTCTTCTTTATCTTTGCGTAAAAAGTATTTGGTGAGCTTTTCTATATCAGAATTATCCATGTTTTCTAGAATCCCGATAAATATGCGCCCAATTCTTTCAGCTGTATTCTCTCCTTCTACAGATGCGTTTCTTACTTGAAGAGCCAGTTTCTTTAATATGTCAACAGAATCGCTCATTCTCCTATTACACGAAAAACAGTTCTATTAGATTTTAATTTCCCTTCACCGTTATAAAGTGGCATACCGCATTCTTTTAGGTAAAGCACGCATTCTTTCAGGTAGCGGTCAGCTATGCTACATGCATCGCTATACACCATCATCTTTTCCTTGAATACTGTATGACTGCTATATTCACCTTCCTTGTTCACGAAGCCAAAACGGGATACATTCCCATCTCCATTTTTGACAATACAGGCATAGGTATAATAAGCCAAAGCTACGCGAAGTCCAGTGATGATTATCTTCTTTTTACATTTAGTTTCATAAGTACCTCCGTCAAGCAGTAGCTGGTATTTTTCAGGATTTTTTTTCACGTCAAGGAACAGTTCGTCTCCCAACGCTGATTTGATGTAGATATTCTCCGACTCACGGATGTAGGTTTCTATCTTGTCAGGATCGAGATGTACAGACATTCCGCGAGACAAAGCCGATACCTCATCTGTTGTTATTAGATACTGCTGCATTTCGTACATACTTTAATGGTTCCACACTATAATCATTAGAGGGGTTGACTACTTCATACCAATAGCTGAATATACGGCTAAAGGTACGCTCTATTAAGCGTTGTTGCTTGCTTACGATAGAATTGTAATACTCGAAAGCATCTTCCAAAATATCGCCTGAGAATCCGACTTTACCAATACGGATGCAATACCATGGCTCTTGGCCATAAGCTGAATAAATACGTTCAACCACACTTGCGTCAGTAACGGTAAATTCTTTGTCGTAATTTTGTGAGTTCAGATTTATTATTTCAGGTTTTTCCTCATCGCTTTCTAAAGTAACTTCCATAATCTTTCCTGCATTCGTATCACCTTGCAACTGGATGAGTGTATTTGAGAAACTGTCGTCATCGTCTGTATCTTTCACTTCGTTGCCTTCTTCGTCAAAGGTTATGTTCGATCCCTTTTTGGTGAATACCATAGCGCCAGGGAAGAAATTATTTCGTACATTTCTGTACTTGACATTGGACAGCCCTTCATCGGTACTCATTTCTGTAGCCACCCGGTCACCTTTCCCGACAGGATAAGTATTTTTCCCGGCCATTGACACCCATAGGATTTGACCTTTGTAGTATTCAATGCCTCCGGCTGCTTCTATTTGAGCCAGTATAACATCTTTTTGAGGGTTAAAAACATCTATATAGTCGATGTTTTCTTTCTTGACCTGCAGAGCTTTCCCTTTACGTGTCTTCTTTCCGCTCCAGTCTGGATGTACTGCTATTTTTGCCACATAACCGTTTTCATCTTCTTCTGTCAGACGGCAATTTTCAAATGGTACGTGCTGCATCTCCACTATCTCACAGAAAACATTGTAGTTAACATGGATTGCTATTCCATTGAGTTCGGACATGTCTTTACATAGTAACATGTGCACATCATCCAATGTGTCACCTTTTCGATTGACTACATATTTGGAAAAAGCAACCTCACGGAATCCGTTTCCTTCAATGAAGTCAGCGAAACGGTCTGAGCATTCAGATGCAGTAGAGCTTGCAGCAATGATATTCTTTAATGTCTGCGGATATAGGTTGTCCTGTCCGTAGGCTTGAATTCCTAGATTTTGTAAATAGCTTGTATCAATGCGGTTACTGCTTTTCTTTTTTAGATCTCTTACTCTCATATTCGCGAGGTTTACGTTCGTCCTTTATTTCTTTTATTCAACTTTATCTTCGCCTTCTCCATTCATTGCGTTCACAATTTCAATGGCCTTGCTTAGATGCAGATTCAGAACTTTTTTACTGATTTTCTTGCCGTTGATTTGGAAATCTTTCAACGTGTCAGCCACGGATTCTTCAGAAACTCCGTCTTGCAATGATTCTACCATTGAATCAAGCAGGCTTTGATTGTATCCACATTTGTTAACACGTTCTTTCCAGTCCGTAGGTACATGGGCGAAATAAATTTCACCTTTCGGATTTTTGGCAAGGTACTTTTCAGCAACTTCATCAGTGAGGTTGTCATTAGTGTACATTTTATTGCTTCCGAACTCCGGTTGAAGCAGGACACCATTCTTTAATATATAATTACATTTTTCTTTCATACGGTTATTCTTTTTGATGTAAACAGTCATTTCGATTACAGCATCGCGATAGCAGTCGTTACATGATGTCTTAGTGAATTCTTTTCCTAATACTTCCTTGTACAATCTTTCTATCTCCGATTTATCAGAAGAGGAGTAGGAGGGAAGATCTCCTAGCTCCTTTAATTTATCAACCACTTCTTCTAACTCCATAATTATTCAGTTGGTTTTGTCAGTGTTTCAACAAGCGTTTTTGTCGCATCGTAAGATGTTTTGTACAAGAATAATGCTGATTTGGGAACCTTGGTTTCTTGCAAAGAGATATTCCATCCCCCTTCCGTTTCTTCGGAATACTTGTCATTGCCGATCTCTGCGGCTTTCAAACCTTGGTAGTAACCGTAAACCTGGAAAGCTGAATCTCCCGGATTCTCGGTTTTATTTAACCCTTTAGCTTTATTTTCCAATACAACGACAAAATCACCGTTAGCAAGCCCATCAATAATGTCATTGCATACATCGGGGTCATTTGCTAATACAACCATGTTCACTGTGTTAGTGAACGTGTTACGATAGGTTCCTGTTGCCAAGGCTGTATTGGTACCTGTAAAGGGGGTTGCACCGAATACCTGTACCTTGTAACCTTTTTTACCTGTTTTCAGTGCAAGAGTTTCGATCACATTCTTACGGGTTGCGTTGAATGTAACCGCACCGAAATCCACGTCTGCGCGATTCATTATCACACCTTCCTGTTCCAGCCCGGGAACGATAGGATCATCGCACGATGGTGCGATGTCCTTTTTGATTGTTATATCACATATTGCCATATTTGCTCTTTTCGTTAGTATGCTACCTGTACCAACTCATCTTCGCCAATCATGGAGCCTAATTTTCCTGTTGAATAAATGTAGTTCTTGCGGGCTTTCTTATCAAACCAAATATCCAAGTCCGACATCGCTTCGGTGCCCTCACATCCATACATCAAGTTCTCAGGAGAACATAAAACAGCACGATGCGGTAAGTTAAGTTTGGTTTTGTTGTTCTGATAGGCTTGAATAAATCTATCCCAAATGGAACATTTAACGATGGTTGTTCCATCGTATTTGCTGACCTCTACACCGTCAAATACAACTTCCCAGGGCATGATTACCTTGTACTTTTCTTTCATATCGTGAGTCAGAGCATCGCACATTGACTTGGTGGCGAAAATTGCGCATCCGTCTTTTTGGAAAATCCGGCTGTCGGCATCTTGCAACATCGCATCGAATATTGATGTGGCAATGCCTGTTTCTTTCATCTTTGATTTTTGTAATGCATATGATTCTTCTGCGTTGGCTGCAATTTCAGTGTGCTGTCCGGTATTGTTGGTACAGATGGCAAACAGACGTTTGAAAAAACCGTCACATGTTTTAAATAGTTCGATGTTTACTCCGTCAGTGATTTGACCACCTCCAGTGACAGACGCTGCTGATTTATCTCCAAACCATGTAAAACGCCACATCATTTTCATCATAGCTTCAGACAGCTTCGGCAGTACAATACCGTCCATATATTCGGTCGATGTCAGGTCTCCTATATTTGTTCCCGTTTTAAGGCAGTACTTGGCAATGGTGTTTTCCAAGTCTGTATAGCACATTTCCAAAGGAATTTGCCAATCCCCGATTTCCCATTCCTTTTGGGCGGCAGCGATAGCCACTTTTTTATATTCAGGGTCGCATCCGGAGCCGGCTACTCCGACATCTTCCATTTCACCGATAAAACCAGCTTTTTTACCGTTAGTCACATTGGGCATAAACGTCATGAAACGCTCCATGTCCTCGTTTTGAAAGACTGTTAACTGAATAAGGTCTTTCAAGTCTTTTACAGCCTGATTATCAGGTGTAAGTTTGTCAAAATCTAAAATAGGCATTTCCCCTCCTTTTATTACTTGTTGTTTCTTTTTTCTCTTTCTTCACGAAGTTTTCTCTGAATAGGCGTTTCATTTTCTTCTACTCCTTTTATACCCTTGTTGAACGTTTGGGTACGAGCTGACACTTTATAAGTACTACAATGTTTTGCCAGCCAGTTTTCGCCCCCGGCCATACGGACTGCGTTCAGAATCTTGTTGTCCTCAATGGTACGGGCATTCGTCTTTAGAGAAGCATTCTCAGTTTCCAACTCTTCTATACGGGCTTTTAAAGCTTTCACTTCATCCTCTTCCAATTCATCAGGATCTTTAATTTCTGTAATAACGCCATCTGTCACAATGATAGTCTTTCCGTCAGGCATGACATGTTCGCCATCGGGACTTGCTGTATCTCCTACTTGGGGTTCACCTTCATCTCTTTCCACGGTAAGCGTGTTACCTTCGGCATTTGTCAATTCCATAGATACGACCTGTACGTCTTCAATTTTTTGATAGCCGCATTTGGCCAGCAGCCTGTCTATGATAGTCTGCTTCACTGTTACTTCTTTTTCTTTGTTCATTTTTTTGTTATTAAATGTGTAAGTTCTCCCTTTGGCAGTTGTAGGCATAAGAACGGTCGTGATAAAACCTAATTGTTTGGCTGTTTCACCACCAAACCAACCGGCTTTATTCATTTGGGCTTCGATAACTGAGGCTTCCGATCCTGTGCGTTCTACATACAAAGCTAGCATCTTGTTTTTTTCACTCTCCAAGTTTGATTTTATTGATTCTAGGGTTTCAAGATCAAGGTCTCCATCGTATGAAGCCATATAAGGCTTGTGAATAAGAAACTTTGCATGTGGATAAGCAAAACGTCTTTCTTTTGCAGCGGCCAATAATATCACGGTTGCCATGGATGCACATCGTCCTACTGCAGTACAGCTGATTTGCTTTCCTGAAGCACGTAAGGCGTCATAAATGGCATACCCTTCAACGGCATCACCACCGCATGAATGTATCTCAATATCAATAACGTGGTCATTCGGATCTATCCAAGATAGGAAATTTTGAATATCGGGAAAAGACAATCCCTCTTCACCAGTTAGATACCAATTTTCCATTTTGTCTTTATCCGCAACAATATCTTTGTTGATGTATAATTTCGCCATATATAATCTATTTTGAAGCAAAGGTAAAAAACGGTATATGGCTATAAGAATTTCAGAACATAATAGCACTGACACGCTTTGTCAGTAAAAAAATAGGGGGAAGAATAATCTTCCCCCTTATTGAATTGAAACGTCAACGGACAACCTGTCAATGACTCTATAGATGGTCCTTTCTGAAATGCTGTATTCATCTGCCAGGTACTGCATGATATATGCCTTTTTATGACCTTCAGCCGTAAGACGGGTGTAGTCTTTATACATTTCTAGGTATTTAATATCTGATGCATCTAATGACATTTCAGACATTATCCTAAGAGTGTTCCTGTTTATATATAATAGTTCGTATGCTTTCATAAACTACCGCTTTCTTCTATGTATTTAATTCTATTCGCAACTGAAGTAAACTCTTCTACAGAAACGACAGGGGCAGGAGCCATCATCATTCCTTTGGCGACTGCTCTGGCCAGCATATCTTCGCCTAAAGTTTGATTATTCGTTGCTGTTACATTAATAGGTACACCTCCACCCATCATATTGAAGGATGATAGGATAGGGGCGAACATGGACGTAGCTTTGGCGGTTATAACGGATTCTCCATTCGACAACTGTGCCGGAATACTGTCGCTCGTTCCTGTCCCCGGTCCTGTAACCAAACCACCTTCTGCAAATTTAGCACTTTTTACTATCTTAACAGCATTTGCAATGTTAGAAAGGATTGTTGCAATACCTGATGCCATTGTAGCTATACCAAGAATACCTTTCCCTGATTCAGCGGATACCATTTTTGCGATCGCCTTACCTGAATTGATGGCGATCTCTGCCAAAGCCAACATTTTGCTTGCCATAGCAAATCCTCTATCAGACTCCCCAATTTGTTCTGTGAGAGCTACAAGGCCATTTGTCACCTGTTCCATTGCTTCATATTTAGCTTGTTCTATTTCAATCTCCTTATCGCTCAGTTCTCTCTTGTCTTTCAGATAAGCATTCTGTGCTTCCAGCTTGCGAAGATTGAATGCTTCTATACTTTCACCTTCCATTTGCTGCAGGCTATCGAGCTCGGCTTTCTTTTGTTCCATCCTTATACGAAGAATTTCCTCTTCGTTATCATATGCTTGTGCGATTTCCGTTTCAAAGCGTATGCGCATGGCTTCCTGTTGCTTGTTGATAATATCCTGCTCATGAACTGTTGCCAGTTCGTCTATCTTGGTATTGTACTTTGCTTTAATGGCCAGTTTCATTTCTTCGGTTTGTTCTGTGCTGGTAAGTTCCGCCTCTTGTTGTGCTTGTAATTGTTGTATCTTTAACTGATACTCCTGCTCGCTGCCTTCCTTGACCGATTCCAATTGCAGGGATATCATTTTTAAACGGTTCTCCAGTTCTTTTTTCAGCTCCTCATCGGACAACTTGCTAAGCTCCATAGATTTTTGTTGTTCCAAAGCCTTTATTTTGGCGTTGATGGCTTCACGAGCCTTAGCGGTAAGGTTCTCTTCTTGCTTTAAACTGATTTGCAAATCCTCAATCTGCCGGGAATAGTTCAATTCAATCTCTTTCCGTGCTTGTTCTCTCTTGTCTTTCACTAAGGCAAGCATAGCATCTTCTGCTGCCCTTACTGCTTCCAGTTCTGTTTGCTTTGCTTCCTTTGCTTTGTCTGCACCTTCCTGGCGGATAGAGTTTAGGGTATTTTGCTGCTCTGTCTGACGGGTGTAACTGCTTTCTTCCAATTCACTTAATCTGTTTACTTCTTCGCTTAATTTCCTAAGGTCATCAATAGTGCTTTCCGATATACCGATTTTTCCAATAGCTTCATCTGCTGTAATTGCTCCTTTTTGCATGTCCTCAATGGTCTTAAGGGCTTCCTTTGTTACTTTAGTATATCCGAGCATATTGGCAATTCTTGCTTTCGCTAAGTCTGTTTGGATTTTTAAGTCCTCTTTTTCCATTGCTGCAGCTTTTTCCGCAGCTTTGATACGTTCCTGTGTGGACAGGGTCTGGTCATCTGCAGCTTTTTTCAGCTTCTCAATTTCAGCTCGGTTAGCGGCACGTGACATGGACAGCATGACTTCCCTCTTGTCTATCTCATTCAAGACTTCTGCCAGCTTCCACGCCTGTTTGGTTTCATTGACTATTTCATCACCGATACCAGCGAATATGGATTTGGCATCATTCCCCGCCTGTTTGAAGTTCCCGGTAAACAGATTCACTAAAGCACTTCCCAACTTGCCTGCCCGGTCTATTAAGACATTTACAGTGGCACCAAGAGCACCCATTATCTTATTGGCTGCTTCCACGCCCTTCTGTGTTTTGGTGAACCATGATACCAAAGATCCTAAAGCTACAATTAATACTCCAATACCAGTTCCAAGTAGAGCAACTTTCAACAGTTTCAAAACTTTAATCCAGCCGGTTGTGGTGGTCGAAACAGTAAGCATTTCTGTTTTTACTCCAGACAAATAATTTCTTACTCCACCCAAGGAGGTCACCATTACATTTATCTGCTGCACGAACGGGATATTGGCATTGGCGGCTTCCATTATAGCTTCCTTGTAATTGCCAACATTTCGGTAATACCGCTGTGTCTCTTCTTCAGCGCCCTTTAGAGCATCAGTAACCTCATTAATTCTGTTTTTTATGTTCATGCCTGTATCCGCATTTCGTTCCGCTTCGGATAAAGCATCGTATTCAGCCGTTAGGTTTGACAGTTTGGCACGGAGAGAAACAAGGCTGTTTTCTTGTGCCTTCTCCTGCTTGAGCTGATTTTGCATTGTTTTCGTTATAACACGTATCGAATCATTACAGTCGTTGATATAGGCTTTAGATGCCGCCATTTCTTCATTGTACTGCTGCCTTTTTATGTCTCCAGCCTTTAACTGTTCCTTCAGTTTCGCCTCTGCTTCTTTGGCTTTGTCGATTTTTGTCTGATACTCGGCTATAGCTTTGATAGCCTCATTATAATTCACTTTGATATCAAGTATCTTTTCTACTTTGTCTGCCATAATTTTAGATGTCTAATTGTAATAATTCAACATTTGCTATTCCTGTATTTTCTGCTGTAACGGATAGAATTGCATAATATTTCCCATATTGGGCCAGATATGCTGGAGTGGTCATATCTAAGTCTCTCAAGTCTTTTTCTGTTATTTCTATTTTTTCTTTAATGATTTTGGGGGTATACACTGCATTTTGAAAGCTTGTGTAGAATCTTTTTATGATATCTGTGAACGACAATTGTGTGAAGGTTCCATTTGATAGACCTCCATTGTTTTCCTCGAGAAGTATTCTTGGTTGAACTTTTTGCAGTTCAGCCTTTCCCTCTCCGTCATATTTGTACAATCGTATGAATGCTGTAATTCCTCTCATGTCGCATCCTGCAAATTTCAACTCTGCCATTTCTCTAGACTTCTCTAATGAGCTGATCAAGCAAGTAATTTCTCCACTGTAGTTGCCTTTTACCGTATCATCGTCTTTGTATTTAAGTATATTTCTTTGTGCAAAGCCATCGATAGTGAATTTCATTTCTTTAGGCTTGTTGGCCATATACGATGCTATTACCCGTCTAGTCCAATTGTACGCTTGTTCTTTTTTCTTTATGATATCATCGACAGACATAAATCTTATAATGTTCGTGCCTTCAATAGGATATGCAAATACGCCTAGCATGGTAGATATTGCTTTAATAAAATCAAGCTGTGTCATATCTGGCAAATTTGGTATAATGGGGTAATGACCATTCCCGTTAAGAATACTTTCGTCTGGTTGCTTGGGCGATACAAGGCTGTTTTCCATTCTTAGATTTATGATTCCATCTACACCGTTTGATACGTCTGCAATAAATCCGATATTTGTGAATCCAAACCGGATATCTGTACCTTTGTTTACTGAGTCAGACTCTACACCTTCGAACTCAAACGTAATATTGTAAGAGTTTCCTCCATTGCTTATTATATCCGTATATCCTATGTTGAATATTTCATTGTTCTCTCCGTTCTCAATATAATAAGCTATCATGGCTGCATTGCTGGGATAGAAAGAAGTTAAAGTATGTATTGATACTTTGCCTGAAGCATTGAGCTTTATGGAGTTTCCTTTTGTCTTTATTCCACTAATGAATGTGCCTTCGCTTAGCGAGCTTTTATTTACCGTTCCATAATATGATGAATATTCTTTATTTTCGAAGTAAAGTTCAATAGGCCCGGTTCCTTGGTTAAGGTAATATTTTGCATTCAACCACAGTTCATTCTTTTGAGAGAATTCCAACCCGTCATTTCTTGTCAGCAATGGGATAAACAGCTTGTTCAAGACTGCTTGCTGTTCACTTGGAAAAATGAATATCACATCATTATCAAGTGATATATGTTCTAAAATCCATGTTGCTTTAACTGCCGGATGATAGGGTAAGTCTTTATCGGCTGAACGTATATTGTAATTTACTTTTGGGAAAAAGAAATCTCCATGACTATCATATTGGCTTACGTTCTTTCCGCTATTCCATTCGATGTAATAATCAGGAAATGGATCATTCCCTTGGCTTTCATAATGCCAACGTTCTTTTAAATCTTGCAGTTTTTTTTCTTCATTGGCAATACTTGAAAATTGTGTTGCGTTTCCCCATATTAATGCGGTTTCAAACACATCAGACGTGCCTATCAAGTATATTTTTGCCCCTTTGATAATTTCTACTCCGTTTCTTATGTATCTAGCGTCAAGGTAAAATGAAGCAACGGAATATTGGCAGGATGGCAGGTCTGCGTGAAGAAATGCAGACTGATTCCTCACTGTGTTTGGAAGTTTAATAGTGTAGCTTGTGTTACTTACAATTTTGCCTATATCGGTGAATATATTATTCTTGTATTTTAATGTGATATTGGTGCTGTCGTCCATATCTACTAATTTGTTGTTGGCACCGACATATAATAATTCATTTCTCATAAGCTCTGCACGTTAGTTTCAGGTAATATAATGTTCGCTTCAAAGTCTTGCAGTGATACCCGCTGTTTGACGAAATTTCCCACAGACACATTTACGGCCATCCATCTGGCGTTACCGTTATCATCATAGCCCATGAACATATCAACAACAGGAGATGTGGCCATTTGGTAAAGGAAGTCATAAGTTATGCTGTCTATTAATGGAGCGCATACGGGAAGTGTCGTTTCTTCCATTTTCCTTTGCTTTCGTCCGCTACCTCCATGGTATCCGTTCTTGTAACTGTAATCCTGCATATTGTTTCTGATGAACTCTCCGTCATTGGATACCTGCGAAGTCTCGTCTCCTTGCATGAATAGCCAGTAACACCACATTCCATGGCGGTTGATCCATCTCAAGTATATTCCACAGTCTGAATTGTCAACCTTACAAGTGATCTTTGTGGCCATATTGAGCAGCCCTCGGAAGGTGAAATCAAAGGTGTGGTCAAAAACAGATGCTGCCGTATTACTTCCAGGTAGATAAAATTCCACCCTGTCTGAAGCATCTATTCCAGCAAGAATGATATTCCATGCATTTTGTCCTGATAATGCGATAGGGGAGCTTTCGGAACCATCTATAGTTACTTTTACATTCCCTGATGTTGCAGAGTATAAGCCTACAGAGAATGGGTAGTTTTTGAACCATGTCAGCACTCGGCTTCCATTATACTGCTCTCCAACCTTACTGGCTCCCCACAATATGAATACGTTGAACTGGAAGCTGTTTTCAAGTGTTCCTGATTCGTTATACATATCAAGCTCTATGCTAAACAGACGTCCTAACTTACTATCTTCGGCGTGAGTTGACTTGTAATCGACTTCTCTGTATTCGTCAAAATAGCTCTGCGTATAGAATGATAGGTCAAAGAAGCAGGAACCACCGAACGTCGCTCTGTTCTCTCTGTCTGATGTGGCTGTGGTGGTGTCCGTTACCGTTGCAGTAACAGATTGATAGTTTCCGCCAAGGATATTTATTATCACAGGATTAAAGCAGAATCCTATTTGGTCAGGATATTCAATTGTTGTATTATCTATCGTATGTGTTCTCATTGTCGAAATTCAGATTTATATGTTCAACTTCTGTTTCATATATAGCCGATACCCTGCTAGCTATATTGTCCACGGTATTTTCTAGATCACGGGAATAGATTTCCTCATGTTTTCTGTTTCGGTATAGTTCCGTTCCTTCCTTGGCTATCTTTCTAGCGACAAGGTAGGCGAAGGAATCGGGCTTCTTTACTTGTATACCCTTATCTTCCACCCATTGGCGGATAATCTTGTAAAATCCTTTCGGAACTTTCCCTGGTCCACGTCCAGTTTCTAGTACAGCGAATGCCTGCCTGCCCCACAAAACGCCTCCGTCCTCCGACATTTCTACTTTCAGACTGCCCTTTGTCCTTCCACTGGCTACTTGTCCGGCTGCTTCATGGTTGGCTATAATTCGCTTGCGTAACGCTTCCAGCTCTTCACCTATTATTCTTAGGGTTCCGGCTTTAGTTTCTGCTGCCATATACAATCTCTTTCACGCTCTTGTTGCAAATAACAGTACCCATTATCTCTTCTAACTTAAGTTGGATAACTATTCCGGTTACATTAACATCCAGCTTGTCATAGAACACAGAATAAGGGATATCTCCTGATATTTCTTTGAACATCCCACTCCTGTTCAATAGCAATATGAATTCTTTGGCTTTATTCTTGCATCCTTCTATCACTGCATCATTTTCTGTGCCATCAAAATCGAACTTGGTTTTATCCATGAATGCCATCATACAGTTAGGGCAGTCTCTTAACTGCTGTCTGCCTAGATTAAAAGTTCCGCTTACAGGAAGGAGATTAAGCACTGCCGGCAATTTAATCTTGTCCAGTCTTATATTGGCTGTTTGCCAGTTGTCAAAAAGGTAACTTACACCCTCCATGGAGTCTACTATCTTTTTAATTTTTTGCTCTACCGTCATTTCTTCTTACTTAATATGTTTCTTAATCTACGTTCGAATCTTACTCTTTTGGCGTCCATGTCAAGACATTTATATACTCTGACCCATGGCACGCTGTCTACTTCTGCATGATCAGTGATACCCATGCGCTGCGCATAGTAATCAATCATGCCGAAAGGTCCAAAATTTAGCAATTCGGATCCTGCTTGCTTCTCTTCGGGTGTGGGTGGTACATTAGTCGATGCGAATAGTTTATTTATTCGTTCAACTTCTTTGGCCACCCATTGTACGAATCCCAGTACATCGCTAGCTGGAAGTTGGGATATATAACGTTTACTCAGCCCCATCAGTACAGTACAGGGAACGAACAAGATATCGTGTTCTGTTTCGATGGATTGCAGTTGCATCAGTTCTCCCATATTTATGTCGTTTAGGGTATCTGGCGTCTTATACTGCCCTAGTTGATAAGGTTTTCTCAGTTCATCCAACTTGGTTCTAATGACCTCGGGTTCGGTGGCAATGCTGCTTATTGTCAAAAATTCTTTTACTGTCATATCTTTCCTATTTTTGCTTTTGGTCGTTTTGGTGTTGGTTTGATACGGAATATCATTGCCATTATCAGCATATCAAGGTAATCTGTGGAATGACCTAATATTTCTTTCATTTTTTCTTTGCTGATTATTCCTTTTTTCCGTGTGTCTGCATCAATATGTGCTTGTTTGAGAACTGACAATTCTTCAATGATTCGTTCTCGCTGTGCTTCCGTGCATACAATACGAAGCAATCGATTGTTAATCATCTCAGCCAGTTTGAAGGCACACTCTGATTTCAAATTGTCAAATTCAGGATTAATAGGTCGTGCTCCTCCATGAAACTCCTTGATACCGTTCAGATAGCTTTCAAGATAGTTCCCCAATCCGTCAGAGTCCGCAATCATCTTACTACGAGGAATTGAGCATTCTATCATCATCCGCTTTAGGTCTGTTTCAATGGATTTTCCAGTACTGTATTCCTGATCCAGTTTGATAAAACACACATTCCCTTTCCAATGACCGGCGATAAATCTGTCTCGTCCCTTCATTGCAAGGTCTGCAGAACCGGTAGATTCACCTGCAGGAGCAATGAACTCATTCGTGAACAAGTCACAGATAGCGTCGTAGTTACACAGGGCAGTCGGGTCATTATCATACTCCCAATTGCCGAAATATAGGCGTTCCTTTGTTACCCGGTCTTTTGTGTTTCGAAGACTTTCGATGTAGTCTTCTGTTGCCCAAGGATTATCCTGCACCAAAGCTTGGATAAATGCATAAGGAGCTTGTAATTTGTCTTCTTTCCAGGGCTTGTAGAATTCACGGTATAGCCAGTTTTTCTTCGGGTTACAGGTGATAAGTATCTTTCCGGGTACATGATATACATCGTTCATGTGGCGGCCGATACGGGTTTTCAAGACTTCGAAGGCAAGGTAGTGCACTTCACCAGCTTCCTCTATCCATCCTCCTGTATATTCCTTAGACCCCAATCGTTCATACATCGGATCTTTCACCGGATAATACGTCAAGTCAATATAAACGATTTCACTTCCGTTGTCGAAGGCTATCCCTTCATTTGTTGTCTTGTATGCCGTGAAGCTGTGAGAAGATGCTACCTTATTGAAGGTCACGGTAACGGACTCACGGCTATCCTTCAAATTATTTCGGCCAACAAACCAGCGAGTACCGGGAAGATAGTAGGCACATTGCATCAGCCATTCACAGCCTAGCCATGATTTACCACCACCTCCGGCACCACCATACAATAAAAATTTCGTTTTGCTGTCACGAAGAAAATTGTATGCCAATCGCTGTTTTAAGTTAACCTTTTGCTCCATATCACTTCAATTTGTCAGCTTCGGGAGTATAGGGAAGAAAGTCAAATCCGTTGAAGGGTTTGCCTTGTGTTGTATGATCCACTTCCTGTTTGTCGGACAACCCTAGCTTTCGGGCTATAATGTTTGCATTGAAAGCGCCAACACAGGCTCCTTCAAATTGTTGAGTCTCGATGGTTTCTTCCACCCGCGCGATGACGTGCAAAAAATCTTCATCATTTTTTTTCATGCATTCACTTCTGAAGCTACTCCACCAACGTGATGAAGTACCTAGATAGATACATAATCCGGTGAGAGAGTAGGGGCGCTGTGTAGGTGAAACTTCTTGTTGTGTTTGCTGTTCATTAACAGTTTCTGTTCTTTTACCTTTTTTGCGTCTAACAGGCATGGTACGTTGTATAGCCTTTCTTGTTGTCCATGGGTTTTCATCACACCATTGGAAATATTCGCACGCCGCCTCCCATAACGCTTCAGGCGTGGCGAAGAGTTTATCCCTGCCATGCTTGCTGCGTAACATCCAAAACTGATTTCCTTTAGGTGCTGCCATTGTTTATAGTGTTTTAAAGATTGGTATAATTTCTTTGTCCAAATCCCATTTGCGATTATTGGGAAGAGGAAGTGTGAATTCATATTGCAACGCTTTCAGATAATCACTCTTACTTGCGCTCCTTCCGTTGGTTGATGCTACTTGAAATGACGAACCTCTTAACTCTTTTTCTGGGCTTATCTTCATTCCTTTATCGAATATGTTAAAATCCTTTCCGATGTAAGCTGTGTTTAATCTGACGATGTCAGCTGTGGAATGATAATGCTGGAAGTACCATTCACCAAAACGGAAGTTGGCTGTGAAGTTCTTTGCGTCAAGAAATACGGCTTTAGAACGATGGTCGTGTGTTTCCTTGCGTTCAGATGATTTCTGGGCGAACAGCAGCGGAATGCCAGACCAGAATATCATTCCTCCGGGCTTGCATAATGCTGATAACGAAAGTAAGACATTCTTTTCATCCTCTTCTGAGTTCACAGAGTTCAACACGCTATCGCACACAACCACATCGTACAGCCCGTAGTCCGACAAGGTCTTGCATATGGAAGCACAGTCTTGCCTGATTTCCTTTTCATCAATGATGTCCGCTCCATCTTTGCGGTGGAAGAATTCAATGGCGTCAATGAGATAGCCTTTTTTCTTCAGTATGGTTGCGTAATCCTTTTGTCCGGCACCGAAATCGAGTATGCGCATATCCTTGGTGATGTATGGTATAACCTGCGTTTCATACAACGTTGAATGGCTACGCTTGCTTGGAACCCCGTTCTTTTGCCGTAGCCGTGCCTTTTGGGCAAAAGACTGTATATAGGTCTTTCGTTCCAGATGGGAATACTCGAACACTCCATATTCCTTAGAGAAGTATTTGAGCGCGATTTCTTCTTTCCCTTCTGGAAGGACATATACAAGTAGGTCCATACCTAATAGTTTTACCGTTTTGGCATATACTGTTGAGATGATCACTTTCCCGGTATGGTCACATACGGCATTTGCAAACTGGCCGTAACGGAGAATCATTTTCGTAAGGTCAACAACACGTGAGTTGTTTCCTCCTTTGGAAAGAATGGAGATATCTTTGTTGGATACAGTATAAAATCCTTCTGTTCCTTTAGGAAGACTTACATTGATTTCTGGTTGGATTTCCGACAACTCACATTCCGCATAGTTGTGAAGTTGGTTGAACCTTACTTCATCGGTGGAGTTTACACCGTCAAGAATAAAGGCTGGAACATGGGTATACCCAAGCAGCTTCATTGTCTTTGTACGTTGGTGTCCTGCCATGATACGTTTATCCGATTGACGTATGATGATCGGTTTGATAATGCCTAATTCCTTGATGGATTTTTTTAAATCTTCTTGTGCTTCATTAGTGAGCAGGCGTGGGTTATATTCTGCCGGGTTCAATATTGATATGTCTATGTATTCCATCATAAGCCAAGTAGATTATTAACAAAACCAACCATTACACCGTTCTCATCCAAATATTCAGAAGCCCGTGCTTTCAGTGCTTCCAGTTCGCTTTCACTGACTGGAATCTTATACCCCTCAAATACTAAATATTTGATATGAGCTCCGGCTTCATAGTTTGCGTTCTTGAGTACATTATGACTGTCTTCTATATCTTCTGAAAAATCTGTCGGATCAGGAAAGCTGATGCCTTCCATACCCCAATTAAGCAACTCGTTACAATCCCAGTCAAACAACTTGGTTATGTCCCATTGTCCGTTGTTAACGTTATCACGTATGATTAGCTCACGTTCCCTTTCCTCGGTCAGGTTGGGAATAAGAACGGTCGGTACTTGTTGCATACCTAGCGATATACAGGCATCATACCTTTGGTTTCCGGCTATAATGATCAATTCGCTAGTACGGTCTGACAGGATGATCGGTCGGGCTTCGAAATAATCCGGATTGTTTCGGATTGACTCTTTAAGTTTGTCTAGCTGTTCATCCGAAATAGTTCTTGGATTGTTTTCCAGTTTCTTCAGTTCCTCTAGTTTTCTGTAAATAATTTCCATAATTGCTTTTTTTGCGTTACAGAAACGAAGGTACTTAATAAGGGAGCTAAGGGGAAAAATGAGGAAAACAAAGTACTGACACGGCTTGTCAATACTTTGTTATGTGTGTTATAATTCCTTTGTTGATATCAATGCCGAATTGCTGGTAAGATAAAGAATTACAGGAAAGTATTTCACTGGTAACCTGTAAAGTCTTGCATTCTTCTTTGATGAACGTTAATATGAAAAGTGGGAAAGATAGATAATGCTTTTTGCAGATTTTTGGAACGGAGTAGAAACGTGACTTTACTTGTTTTCGTTTTCATTTCCATTGTAGCTATCCTCTGATAATCACATATCTTCCGGCGGATATTTCACTTCTATACTTGACAGAATAGCCCTTGTCTATAAATGCTCTTATGACATTATCGTGCGCCAACTCCGAAATTTGGTGTCTGTCTTTAGCGTCACTTCCAGTATTTTTTGCCCAACAATGAGGCCAGTTATTTCCCCATCCTACGCCATAATGAAAGTAAACACATTCACCTTTCTCTTTGATTTCCGAGAGGCTGAAAGATGCAAGTGCGTCTTCCTCGGATTTTCTTCTATTTGATTTTGGTATTTCTATTGTCAACATACTGATTTATTTTTAGCGTCCAACCATTTGTCCCGTCTTTCTCTACACGCCTCTAAGGTAGGCGCACAACAAGCAAAGAGTTCACCACTTTCAGTACGGTAGTCGTACTGGTACATTCTCACTCTCTTTCTGCCTAACTTCGTTGCGTAGGTAGTGTAATTCTCTTTGCCGGGCTGGCATACGCTGCAACCGTTTACATTTATTGAGTTCATAATTCAAGTAATTGTTTCGTTTTATCCACGTCTACAAAACTCGTCCACCCTGCTTTATGCAGCTTTATAGCTGCCTCTCTGATTGTGATTTTGCCACTCTTGCCACTTTCTTTCAAAGATTCTAATACATTCTTCATTCTTAATTCATTTTCACATTCAATCTTTCTTCACTCGTATAAGCCACGACAAGCCCTGTTTCATCATGCCGTATCGTGACATACTTTTCGCCTCTTTCTATGGTAGAAAAGTCACACATAGAGCACAACCTACCTAATACTTTGCCCAATTGCTTCATCAGTGGGGCTTCAGGGCTGATAACTAAAACTAAATCTGCTTTCATAATCGTGTATATTGTGGTAGCCATAAGGCTACCGGATTAGAACTCAACCAATATCAATCTTTCTAAAGAACCTGATGCTTTCACCCACATATGATTATGTCCGAAACCATAATCGAAAAACAGTTTAAAATAAGGGTATCTTACTATTAAAGAGCTCATACAGCCTCTTAACTCGTCTTCTGACATACAAGAAGTTATTTCATTGATAATTTGAACGAAAAGGTGTAAAACTTCTGGTTCATTATTCAATAACGGTTTTTCTATAACTGCTTTTAAAAATATATTTTCTTTCATATTCTTCTATATTGCGCAGGGCTTTCGCCCTGCCGATTTATGTTAATGCGTTTTATCCTCATGTAATAACTCGCAGTAAACTGGTGTTGTGGCATCTGTGTGCTTATTGGCTATAAGAACCTCATTACTATCCCAGTTAATATATACCTGTGTAGCAAATGCACCGAAAAACTGAATTTCTTTCGTGCCAAACAATACCACCGCGTCATCATTTACATTTGCAAGTGCTGCAATTAATTCTTTCTTGGTCATATTCTTTTTTGTTGCGCAGGGCTTTCGCCCTGCTGGTTAAACTTATAATATTGTAATCTCTTTATTGCCTATCTCTGTATCTACATTCAGAACCTCGTACTTTTGAGCCTTGTAGTTATAAACGACTTCACAAGTATTGAAACCTCTACCATCTTCTCTTTGGTCATAAACAGTATTTATATGCTGATACATTTTATTGCCTAACATGAAGTTTATTTTACCTGATGTACAGAAGTAGAATGCTACTGCATACTTCAATGTTTTCTTTTCATCAACCTTCTTTGCTGCCATAGTCTTTATATTTATTAATTATACTACTTGTTTAATTATTATGATGCAAATATATAGATAGTATAATTATCAGCAATAAGAAATTAGTTAATAAATATCAATTATTAAACTAATAGTATTATTGCGTGGATTTTCTTATACAGAATATAATTTTATGACTATATTTGCAACATAAACAAATAGTTTAATTATGAATTTTAGAATAAAAGAAATCTGTCGAGAAAAAGGTATAATGCTTAAAGACCTTGCTGGTATGATAGGTATTACAGAAGTCGGACTATCAAAGTCGCTTAATGGAAATCCTAACATAAGCCGACTTGAAGAAATCGCCACCGCTTTAGGTGTGCCAGTAACAGAACTCTTTGATAAACCTAAAGAGGGAGTTATACATTGCCCTCATTGTGGTAAGGAGATAAAATTGAATCCGAATGTTTAATCAATAAAATAATATAGCATCACAAGTAAAAAATGATGGGTGAAAAATACATATTTAAATGGGCAAATGACAGTATCAATGAGGTTTTCAAGCCGCTTTGGCTTAATGATACTACTTATCATTTGCCAAATCACATCAATGCTGAAGTTTCGTGGTATGAAACTTTAGATTTATCAACAAAAATTTCACTAATATCATTAGTAATTTCTATTTTAACATTCTTCGCTGGTTTTATTATATCAGAATTTATAAGACGGCATAATAAAAGTCATAACCTAAAACAGTATAAACAATTTATAAATGAATGGGTTGAAAAAAGTAATGCAACTCTAATAGATTATATAAATTCATTAGAAACATTTTCTAATAAAATAAAAACAAATACAGATTTAAACATTGCACCTTGGAGAAGTGGTATTATTCATCTTTCAGAAATTAATAAAATCCCATTAGAAAAGTTCTCAGATATATACATTTTCGGATTAAGCAAGAAAATAGAAAATGAGAATAGAAAACAAATAATGAACTTTTTGTACCAAATAGAATATTTAAATAAAGCACCAACTCTAATAATGGAAGTGTATAACAAGTATTGTGAAAACAACCAAAGAGTAATGGACGAATGGAATACATACTATATGCAACTTTTAGATTTATTTGGAAGTACCAAAACTATCAATCCACAAACAATCGAAGGTTCTGTTTTCCTTGAAATTTACAAATTATTTATTCCATTAATCAATACATCAAATGGAGAATATGCCGGAACTGACAAATGGAAAAATGAGTTTGTTATCCCTGCAATAAATATTCTGACAAGAAAGGAATGTTCTGACTTTTCTATATTGGCTCAAATAATGATTCTTGTCAGAAATCTAAATATAGTAATTATAAAGCATGATAAACTAAACGACTACAGTAGGGTATTTGATAGTTATGTGGAGAACTTGAAAAAAGCTCAACTGATTATTAACAATTCGATGTCTTATTTCGATGGAAAGGAAATTAGACATTTCTGTATATAGCAGAAATAAGCCGGAGCACTAAGCCCCGGCTCATTAATTGATTAGCCCTTTGAATTTTAACCGATTTACGATTTCGGTATAAAGATACTCTATATCCCCGCTGAAATCCCCATAATTCTGATACAGAAACACGACATCTGCATGGTTGTCGGAAATAGTACTAAGTGCTACTCTTGGACCGGAACTTTTATAAAATGACGTACTATCATTTGATTATCTTTAGCTTGTTATACCAGCGTGAAGAAAAAGGGAACCACCCGATTAAGAATGATTCCCCGAAAATGGTTACTTTGTATAGTTTGCTCATGGCTATTTCTTTTTCAAATTAGACATCACACATTTAATCACTTCATAAATGAAAATAGCAAGAAAAATAGTAGTCCATGGATATTGGTTTATCAGTTCATAAAAATCTCTCATAGTTTTACCTCCTTCCACTCACTTTCTATAATCACATGTTCACACTTATTACACCTATGCAAATAAGTTGGGAATGGTGCCGTTGTATAGTCCTCAACAGCTATTTCTATACTGCCACATTCCGAACATTCTATCTTTACCTCTTTGATACTGGGATAATCCCAAAAGGATAATTTGCCTTTCACGTCCTCAATTGGATTTTCGTAGAGAATAGGGTTAGCTAGTACCCAGTTATAAACTCCTTTCTCTGCCCAGATGGAAGGATGGTTTTGTACACAGTCTATTATCTCGACGCTTCCGATTATGGAGCCTGTACAAAAACTAAAATCTTTCCACTCTTTGTTTTCCGGTAATGCCAATAACTGCTCATTGGTAAGTATTGAATCATAGAAATTATCATAATTCAAAGGTTTACCGCTTGAATGAATCAGTACCCTCTGCCCTAAGTATTTCTTAGGGCAGCTCCAAGTACGGTTCTCAATGTCTTTAATACCATGGACTATCAAAGAGGCCCACGGCTGTTTTATGGTTATTGCTTTCATTTTTTATTGTTGTTCTTTAATATCTCATCAAAAGACGGAATAGGAAACCATGCTTTTATCACTCCTTCATCGTAAAATAGATGAGGATAATCCCTAGTTGATGCAAACTTATTCCATCTTTCAAAGAAATAAACTTTCTCAATAACATCACCGTCAGTAACAAAGTAATACCCATCCTTTTCTGGCAACCGTTCCTTAACACTTATCCAAGGCGATTGCTTGGATTGCCATTCAGCACCTTTTATAAAATATTTCTTCGCCACTGCTGGCAATCCTCCCCAATCAGGCATCTTATCGTAAGCCATACTTTTGACTGCTTCTTCTAATGTTTGTTTCATAATTTAATGTATTTTCCCATGGTTGATTTTACAATAATCTTATTATCGGATGATGGCATTACAACCACATTCCCGGCATCTGTGCTAATTTTTAAGATAGGATTAGAATTTGCGTCAATACTGGCTACTATAATCATATCTCCAAAAACATATCTTTTATCTTGTTCTAATTCATTCATTTCTGTTCAGTTTTGTTCCTTATTGATCAATTACTTTTTTCAATTTATTAAAAGCCTTCTCTTTATCAAATCTAATCCCATCTTTGAACTCCAATATCAACTCCCAAAGCTGGCTTTTGTAAACATCACCTGCTTTATAGTCAGTCTTATAATGGTATTTCTGTGTAGTGGTTATTTCCTTAAATATATTCGTTGCATTAAGATATGCGGCTCCCCATTCTGTAAGCTCTACACTAACGGTATCATTCAAATCTATTTCTATCATAAATATTCCTTTCTCATTAGTGTTACGTTAATCCTCAATGGAATACAATGCCTGCATACACTCAAAGGGGAAAGATGAATTTAAAGCGTCATATATTTCTTTCGGTATATCATCTTCGCTTTCAAAATTACCTTCAACACTTTCAGATCCAAATGCTGTTGCAACATGCTTCTCTTTATACTCCTTACCATTAATGGTTGCGGTTGTTTCCCATCCGTTAGAGGTTACTTCGATTACTATCTTATTCATTACTTTCCTGTTTTGAATTTCTTGTTTATTTCTTTTTCAGCAGCTCTGGCCCCTTTCTTGAAACCTTCCACAAAGCTGTCAAAACAAGCTCTATGGATTTCTAAAGTACATCTTCGCATAAGTGGACAAATCGAACATTTTTGGCTAAGTCCGGCTGACTTCTTGGCTATTTTCGTTACATTTTTCATTGGAAACTTAAATTAATTATTACGATTTCTTTCCGCTGCGACTTCACTCATACACATCTTGCACCAGGAGGTGAGACATCGGTATTCCTTATCCCCACATCTGACAGTCCTGTTATAGAACCGGTGGAGCGGAAGGGAACGTCCGCAATGCGGACAAACCTTTCTTCCGGCTTCCGTACCTGCAACCGTCTTGGCTTTACGGTGTACAAGCGTACATCCCCTGCATTCATCCAGTCTGCCTTTGTATTTCCGGCATTTGTGCAGGGAGATGCGCCCGCATGGAGCGAATTTCTCGCAGTCGAATCTGGGTTCTGTATGATAGATGTTCATACGGCACTGTCCATCAAATCAAACAATGTGGGTGCGCTAACTTCCATCTCCGCCTCATACAGATATGAAAGACTGTCTTTCCAATAGTCATAATTCAGTTCAGTAGATAATCCCTTACGTTTCAGTCTGATGGCACAATAAGGTACTGTGCCGATACCTCCGAAGGGGTCAAACACCAGCTCACCCTTGTTTGAGTACCGTTCAATCAGTCTTTCAACGATATCGAGCTGAAGGGGACAGATGTGGTTCTGCCGTTTCTTCTGTGACTGCTTGGTATTAAGCGTGCGCATACGGGTGACATCATCCCATATCCAGGGCTTCTTGCTTACCGGGTCAACGGCCATGAAGGTTTTTGGCAGCTTACCGTAGGATTCCAACTCTTCGGCAAATGCAACGTGTTCCTCGTAGTTATAGATATGCTCGCGTTCATAATTACGGAACAGATGGCGTATCTTGTCAATACCAGCACCTTTCATGTCCTCATAGCTTAACAGGGAGTTGCCAGATGATTTCCAACTTGCATGGGCGTCTATCTGCCAGCGGGCCAACGAGTATTCACTCTTGTTCTTTGTCACCGGCAAGTCAGCGTATGCACGTGAGGTATCAGAAGGTAGTTTTCGGAAGAGAAGAACATATTCCGGGCAACCGATACCCATCTTTGAACCGTCCTTACACATTTCAGTATAGCCAAGTCGGTAAGTCTGGTTATTCTCCCTTACTACATCCGTATCCACCGTGATACGTCCCATGTAACGGAAGCCGTGTTTCATGTAGTGGAATACTGTCATTTCGCTGAAGGGGTCAATGGTGGGCATGCCGTCGCCCGTGGCATTACCAAACAGTACACGGTCTTTCACATGGATGCAAGCCAACCGCCCCGGCTTCAATATGCGCATAAGTTCAGGCGTAAGGTAATCCATCTGCTCAAAGAACTTGCCGTTGTCCTCATTATGTCCGAAATCATTATAGGTCGGAGTGTACTCATAGTGGTTGGAAAACGGGATGCTGGTTACAATCAGATCTACCGAATTATCTTCCATCTTCTGACATTCAAGAACATTGTCGTTATTGATCGCTTTCCAAAGTTTACCGAATTTTTCCTCACGACTGGCGAACATCCACCGCATCATCTTCTCTTTCGCTTTCAGCCCATACAGTCCGTTTTCACGTACTATGCCGGTCATCTTGGCTACCATCTCCTTATGTTGTGCCCATTTCTGCATGAAGCTCTTGTATATCTCTCCCTCGCTTTCCGCATAGACCAAGTAGAGGTCAACTGGATGTTTCTGCATGAATCGGTAGATACGGGCTATCGCCTGGAACTTATCGTTGAAACGGTAGTCGATAAACATGATTGCCTTGTGACAGTGGTACTGGAAGTTCAAACCCTCACCAAGCATTTCGGGTTTAGCTGCAAGGTATTTCAAACGGCCATCTTTGAAATCAGATATAACCTTGTCGGCTTCTTCATCATTCTGTGAGCCGTACACAGCCTTGCATCCGGGAATAACCCGACAAAGTTCTTCACGTTCCTTTTCTAAGTCATGCCATAGTAGAAAATGCTCATCTTTATTTTCGGGGCGGTTAATGATTTCCACCACACGGGCCATTTTTTCAGACATATTATCCCGGCGTTCTTTCGCTGCATCAGCAAGTCCGAGAGCAGCTTCACGGAACATCTTCACTTGTCCGTCACGGTCGGTACCGGCAGTGGAGTTATCCACGCTTACGACTTCTTCATGTACACGAAGTTCCGGCAGTTCATATCCAGTATCGGGATAACCGAGGTCGGACGGTTTGGTGAGGAACAACGCCCATGTAGATACCCATAGCCAGAACTCCTTTTCCTTGTGCGGATAAAGGGTAAAGTTATTCGCTTTCGTGCTGTCTCGCTGGAAGAACCTTGTAAGTGCCTGCCCGGTATCCATCACTCCAAGGTAGCCGGCATAGTGTATCAGCTCCTTGTATCTGTTGGGTGATGGCGTGGCAGTGGCAACAAACCTGTACGGAACTTCTGCAAACAGAGGAAGAAACTCCTGATAGGTCTTGGTCCCGAATCCACGTAATACGCTCGCTTCATCCAATGAGGTAACGGTAAAGTAGGAAGGTTCTATTCTTATTCCGTCTTCACCGTCACGGACACGTTCATAGTTTGTCACCATGATATTGGTCGGACATTGCTTTACCTCCTGCATAGTACGTACATAGTTCACTTTCATGCCCAGATGCTTTTCGGCCTGTGTCAGGAACTCCACTACTACACGCTTGGGGCAAACTATCAACCCTTTGCCTCCTGTGCGGTTCAGGATCACCCGCAGTATCTCCAACTGAGTTACGGTCTTCTGCATACCGAAGCTGGAGAATATCGCCCTGCAACCGCCGGAAACAGCCCAACGTACTGTATCTTTCACATGGGGATATAAGTACGGGGTAAGTTCATCAGCCTTAACTTCAAATCCTGTCTGATGGCTGATTGCCATCTTGTCTTTCAAAAATTCTATATAATCTTTCATTATGCTATTCTTTTTTTGATTAAACTCATGTTCTTTTCCACAAGCCTTATAATGCAGTCATGATACTCCGATGTTCCGTTGCATACGGCTCTTGACTGTACTATCTGAAAAGATTTAAGATTCACTTCGATGGTTTCCACATGTTTTTCTCCGACTATGGCTGTCATGATCAGGCATTCACTGCGTCTGTAATACCTGTTGGCGTATACACAATGGTGCATGGCTTTGCCCTCCTTGTAGAACTGGGTTACGCTTTCAAGCGGACGGATGACTATGCCGTCGCCTTTGATTTCCATGCCGAAGAATCTTTCCATCCGGTTGTAGAATGATGCTATATCCTCCTTGAGCTGCTTTTCTTTTTGGATAGCCTTTATTCTGTCCCTTTCCCTTCTTTGCCTTGCCTCAATTTCATTTTTCTTTCTTAGTAATCTGTCGTGCTCGGCTTTTAAATTTTTGGGACATACGTATTTGGCGTTATGCAGATCCTTGTGGAAATAGGACAGCAGGCTTATATAGTCATTCCACATGCTTGCATCTCTGATTGTATAACGGTTGCGGTTGCAGATGTTGAAGGACGGTTTATATCGGAGTTGGTAATAGCCCGTTTTGTACATGTGCTTTAACATATCCGTCTGTCCGGTCTTGATACATAATTCCGCATCATTGCCACCTTTCAGAAGGTCTCGTACAAGTTTTGAGGGGGGTACATCGGGGAACCGTTTCCCGATTCCCCGCTTTCTCAATTCCGGGATTAGTTTCTTTCTTGGATATATCCATCCCCATATCGCATATAGGTCTCCACGATAATTCCAGCTGTAACTGCCGTATTCACCCTTTATGCTCAGTGGTTCCGAATATATCCATCCGCTGCTTCCCATATTCATCGGTTTTGCCATGATGGTGCGTTTCCCCTCGACGGTGATCCATTCCTGAACCACTTCAAAGAAAGCATAGTGAATATAATCCTGTCTGCTGTTCAAATCAAAATTCCTTTTTCTGACGTACTTGCAGCATAGTATATGCCTTATGATCTGGAACTCTCCGGCGGTCTGTAAGATGGACATGTACTTTTCTTCCTCGACTTTTCGTTTCCGGCTGATCTTTACGTCCAGTTTGTGGTGGCAGTACGGGCATTCGGTCGTATCACTGAGCAGGGTAGTCCCCAGCTCGCTATTGCTTGTGTCTATCCATGTTCCGCCGCACTCGGAACACCATAGCTCATCCTTGCACCTATATGCTTCGTGGGTGAATATATGTTCTTTCGCCCATTCTTTTTGTACTTCGGTAACGGCGGACAGTTTGCTGCTCAGTCCGGTTACACGTATCTCAAGTTTCGTTCTCGGTTTCATGATTAGAACAAGCTCATTTGTTGTACATTATCATCCGCTTTCTTTCGGACGTTTTTCTTCCTGAGTGTCTGGTATTGTTCTTCCGCTAGCCGTGCGATTGCTCTGTCACGTGCCGCTTTCTTATCTTCCTCGGTGAGTTCCACAGGTTTGGCGGGGGATGATACGGACGCTTTCTCTCCGGCAGGCAGCCGGTTTATTTTGATATCGTCCTCATCATAGTAGTGCGCTGCCATCCCGTAGACCTCCTCGTCTGAAATCGCTATGGCGTTACCACGCTTCCTGGCTTCACCCATGATATAACTACAGCATTCATCAATACTTTTCTTCTCATTCGCATATTTGGGGGCGAACAGTGAATCTTCTTCCGCCCGTTTGTCCAGATAGGCTTTGATTGCCTGTTTGAAACTGTCATTCTTTGCCATGATAAATTTGATTTTGAAGTGGTTGATTATATTAGTTATTTTCGATTGATTCTGATATTATAATCACAGAGAAACCTGCCGATATCATCACTCGCAATGTTGGGGGGTGGTGCATTATCTCCGTATATAGCCCGTATTGCATCCTCATTTCCCCCGTATGCCTTCCAATAGGTGTAGGCAGTATGGTTGTTGGGAACGTTAGGAAAAAGTTCTGTGAAGGCGCTGAAATCGTTTTTAGCCTTTTCTTTGAGCTCCTGAATGTTTTTTACTCCCTCAATCATGGCGCACGCTGCATCTTCTATCCGGGTGAAACCTTTTTGGGATTGTTTCATGGCGGTTTCATTGGACAGTTTGACGTGCTCGTCTCTTCTATCCCTGCAAAAGTCCGATAGGGCTACCATAATGGACTGGTTGTTTATCCTGTTTCCCCAGACGAACTGTCCACGGCTCCCGTTTTTAAGCTGTGTGAAGAATATGCAAAGCTCGGCTAGATTGAGAAAATAATAGCTGGCCAATATGCTTAGCGCCGTTTCGGCAAGTTGTTGAGGTGCGATATCAATGCCTGCGTATCGGAGGATTGATTGCAGGTGCTCTGTGATAATCCTGACTGATGTGGCGTTGCCGAAGACAACATTGATGTCCGCAAGGGTGGGAATACCCTCAATCCTGATTGCTTGTGCTAATGTCAGGTTACAATTCAGCTGGGCTTGCGTGCCGGACCAGTTGTCAACCAATTGGGAGGCTGTTGATCCATTTCTCAAGGTCTGCTGGAGCGGTGTCAGTGTCTCCGGCTTTTTCCTGGATTGAGGTATCTGTCCTGGGGACATTATCACAGTGATCTGTTTTTGTAGGCTTGTTTCCATTTTGAAGTCTTTTTTCGATTATCCAAAGGTTAGCCCGGCTGTCCCATCGTTCAATTTTAGCCCCGTTGGTGTTTTTCCAGCTTAGCGCATCGAAGTGGTAGAAGAATATCTCCGCCTGCTGCTCCCAGTCCGGGAGCTTGTCACGGAAGTAATCTTTCACCTGTTCCAGGGTAGGGGCTATAAATTCGGTTTTTGGTTTTGAAGGCTTCTTTTTAGGTTTTTCCTGCTCGGGCTTAAATAACTCGCTAGAGTTATTATTATCTTTACTCTTAAGTCTTATATTAATGTTAGCCTTTTTACTTAAAGGTTTACTTAAGTCATTACTTAAGAGTTTACTTAAGGGTTTACTTAAATCATTTAAGTAATAAACGGGCGATTTCGCATTTTTCTTACCTGACTCAAACTGTAGTAAACCTTTTTGCTGTAATCTGTTCCTGACTTCAATTACGGTTGGTTCTGATATACCGGTTGCGAGGACGATTCGTCTGTTGGGACACTCAAACGGATTCTCCCAACCCCGACTATTGCACTCGTTCAAAAGGAAGAAGTACAAATAAACTTCGTTCGAGGAAAATGCTACACTCTGATGTGTCTTCCAAAATTGGTTTACGTAATCTATATAAGTCATTGTAGGTAAGAATTTACTTCGTTTATGAACTCCTGTAGTGAATGGCAGATAACATACTTGTTTTGGTATCTCTCTGCTTCTGTCTGCCACGTTCGTTGGTGCTCGCTCTGTGTACCCTTCGGTGTCTTCATCTCTATGCAGAGGGAAGCCCATCCCTTTTTGGGTATGAGCAGGATCAAATCTGCCACACCTCTCACTGCTCCTTCATACTTCATCCGTGCTCCTGTCTTGGCATCACGTTTGCCACCGTTAGGCACTGCAAAAAGCATACGTGCCAGTTTGGGATATTGTAACCGGAACCATACCAAACAATCATGTTGTATTTGGCTTTCTGATAATGGTGTTGTCTGTTTTCTCATATTCTTCCGTTGAATAGGTTCATTGCCATATCTACCACATTCTCCTTAACCACATCATCCGTCCCTGTCACTCCGTTGGCTATTCCTTTTTTGGCCTGAATGACATCATACATATATTTGTCGATAGTATCCTTTCCAAGATAGTAGTAACAGTTTACGTTGTTCTTCTGTCCGTTCCGATGCGCTCGGTCTTCTGCCTGCTCACAATCGGAGAAAGTCCATGGGAACTCGATAAACGCCACACGGCTGGAAGCTGTCAATGTAAGACCTGTACCTCCTGATTTGTAGTTAAGGATGATCAGCTTGCAAGAAGGGTCGTTTTGGAAGCGGTCTACCGCTGTCTGTTTTTGAGTAGCATTGTCTTCGCCTGTAACGGTGACAGCTTCAGGGAATATCTTCTTTAGTTCCTGTACTACTTCTTTCAGGTAAGCAAAGACTATCAGTTTCTCACCTCCGTCAATCACGTCATGGATGAATTCGGAAAAGACTTTGATTTTTCCCCTGGCTGATATGGCTTTCAATATTCCCATTTTCACCATTACCTCGCCTCTTAATGCCTTGGCCACCTTTTCATCGTCCGCATTCTTGTAAGTCCGGAGATACTGTATCAGGTCGGCTTCCGCTTTGTCGTATTCTTTGCGATTGGATATGTCCACCTCTATATATTGGCGTGACTTGTCCGGCAACTGAGTGAGTACCTTGGCCTTTTCGCGCCGGAAGAAGCAGGTCGATGATAACCTCCAGTTCAGTTCTTTCACATTGCTTGACTGTTTAGGTCCATCGCAGAACCTCTCTACGAAACACTTGTATCCTCCGAAATCCTCTAATCGTCCCATTATCTTGAGTTGTTGTATAAGGTCTGTATTGTTGTTCACTACTGGGGTTCCCGTCAGTTCCAAGATATATTCTTTGCCTTTACATATTCCTTCTACGAACTTGGATTGCTGGGTCTTGGTGGATTTGCACTTGTGTGATTCGTCAATGACTACGGATTTGAATAACGATATTCGCGGGTCAAACTCAATGGATTTCATGGTAAACCGTGCATCCTCCTTTACTTTAAGTACAAAAAACTTTTTCAGTGATTCATAATTTGTTATGAATATGTTGCAGCATTTAGTCTCAAAGAAACGGTGCCAGCTGGCTTTATTGCGATCATCCAGAATCATGGCATTTTTTCCGGCAAATTTCTTAAATTCACGTTGCCAGTTTATTTTCAATGCGGCCGGACAAATGACAAGGCACGGATACGCTTTTGCTATCGTAACCGTGCCTATTGCCTGTAATGTCTTTCCCAGTCCCGGTTGGTCCCCGAATATGCACCGCTTGTGCTGTAGCGCATAAGCGATGCCTTCTTTCTGATATTCGTACGGTTCCAACAGCAATCCGTGTGGAACCGTAAGTTTTGGAAGGTCGGGAATAGTATAGTCATTATACTCTCTTGTTGTCACTTTGTGCTGTACCCGGCTGCATATCTTTGTCTGTACCGCCCAATCTGCCATCATCCTCACGTATTCCTTATCTTGTAGAGATACCTTCCAAGCTTTTTCGTCAGCGATATAGGCTGCCCGGATATTCTGTTTTACACTTGGAATCCGTTTGACTAGCTCCACTAATCTTGGATGATATGGGAAGGCTAGTTTGAAGCAGTTGGGGGTAGTAGTTACGCAAAATGGGGACGGCGGTATCATGATGCAAGTTGTTTGACTTTACGTGGTTTACGTGATTTAATTTTCTTTCCGTTCATTATTATGTCAACCCCTGCATCATTCATAGCCTGCTGGAATTCCGCAACCTCTTGATTGAAGTCTGTACCGGCTTCTGGAATGGCGTCCGGTTGTACGTCTGCGTTCGCCGTGTCTTCCTCAAACGGAAGTTCCTGTTGTACAATTCGCCATTTTTTGTTGAACAGATACTCTTTGACTTCGAACTCACAGGATTGGATTTCCTGCTCCAGCTCGAAGGCATTGATATACGATTCATTCTCATTATTGAACATGGTGAACGGAGCGCATAGGTTCAGAACTTTTCCTGTTTTGAGAAAACGTTTGGCTATCAGAGTAACCCCTTCATTATCTCCATCTCCGCCAATGGAATACCCTGTAACGTCAAGCACCTGTCCTATGATATCAGGCACTTCATCTACTGATTCTATACCGTCCACTTCTTTCTGTTCTGTAAGCAAAGCGGCGTGGGGATTCAGCTTGCTGAACGCATTGATAAGGTCTGATGTTACCAGGTTCTTGCCTTCTACGGTGGTTGTACCATTCTCATCCTTGTAGGTGGCCACCAAGGTACTGTCCTTGGTGATTTTAGCTTTTATGATCTTCATTATCTTCTATATTTATATTCGTTGACAAATTCGTTATAATAACGGTCTTCCGGAAGGGGAAGTGTTATTCCCAGTTCCGTGGCTGCATCTGCTTTGACCTTATTCAAAAAGTCCGTCATTTGCAGTGTGTTCAGTTTCGATGTGCTTCCGGCTATGACCGTTTCTTTTCCTTTGATAATGGTTGTCCTTCGTAGATATAGGTTGCAGTAATAATCGTGTACGTCCTGTTTGTCCGTTCCTGTTTCCTGTTCGATACAGGTAAACCAAAGCCACATTAGGGCGTTTTGACTTAATGTGCGCGGCTCTGTGTAACGTTCGATAATTAACCTGTAACGACCGTTACGGAGCTGCGAGCACATGAAATCAAAGGACTTGTTCAGTGTTACCACACCTTTTTCTTTTATAAGGATAGCTTCTTGTGCCATTATTCCAGTCCGAAAATCTTCTTGTCCGTGATAGATTCTCTATTAGCTTCCAAAAACTCTATGAAATGTTCTACGTGTGCCGTGAGCAGTTTCACTGTCTGTTCGTGATTGTAAGTATAATATTCCGGATATTGCGTACCACTGATAAGCGGTGTGCGGCTGGTACCGCCTTTCAGCGCATAAGCCGTAAACTCAAATGCCTTTATGCTTTCCATCTGACCGGAAGCAATTAGGCAATAAGGGTAGACATGGCGCTGCCACCCGTGGGCGTATTTGCCGAACTCGTATTTAGATGTGGATTTTATGTCATAAACAACATCCTTTCGGAGTTCGTCGATAAATCCGTATAACTCCACATTTCCGTACTGGGTAGGAAGAATGGCGGATACATAGACCTGACTTAATGAGCCTTTGAAATACTCTGCCTGTTCTATACACCATTGTCTGTCAAAAAGGAAATGCCGTGCAGGTGCGATATCCGTTGCTGGAAAAGCTACTTGTATGGTATTGGTTTCCTTATCGCCAATGATGGAGTAGGGGGAACGCTCTGTCGGCACGTGATTTTCGCAATGGACATAGCAGTCAATGATAGCATTGAAGGCTGTTCCCTTGTCGGCTGCTTCACTCTCAAACGGTACACGGTTGATAGCATCCAGAAGGTCTTGCTTCAGGCTCTCTTCGATTTCTTCCGGAGAGCGTTTATACTCTCCGGTTTCATTATCAATGTTCCAGAAGTTTTCCACTTCTTCATCAGCTCTCAGATACTTGTCGAATTTGTCAAGTAATGAGGGATAGATTCTATAACTAGGCTGCTTCATATATTTTTTTGACTTTGTCGAATTTCAATCCTAATTCCTTGCATCTTTTATTCAGTAGCATACCTGCTTGTAATTTGCTGTCGAAGATATGCTGCAGGCTCTCCAGTGATTGTTTCACTTCGTTGGCCGTGTCCGCATCCGCTACCATGGCTATCTGTTCCTTGATAACTTCCATAAGACCTTCATATTCGGAGGACAGTTCTGCCTGTTTTTCCTGATAGGTCTGATAAGTGTTTACAATCTTTGTCATAAAGTCGTTCGGTCCGGTGATTGTACCTTCTGCATTAATGATAACTGGTATCTTTATGCGTGCCGGAAGATTGCAGGTATTCTTACCGTAGAATTTCTCGCACGGATCAAAAGAGATGGTTCTGTCCTTACCTATGGCTTCCATATAGCCTACAAGATCAAGTTCTTTAATCAGGTCACCGGCAGAAGAACCTCCGATTTCCGGGCGTATCTGTTTGTCTTCTCCGTTCTTTTCCTCGCGTTCATGGGCTACGAATATTACTGATTTACCCATTAGTGTGACTTGGTTTACGAAGTTGATGAACATATTCTTTCGTACTCCATATCCTTGCAGGGACAGTGTGCCATCCGCTTTCTTCATTTTGGGATTGTTTTTCATTATATATTTATCCATGAAGGATAACATTTTTCCTGCCGTATCAATAACGATGGTCTTGTATTCGGCAATTTCTCCGCTCGTAAGAACTTCATCCACCTCTTCCCATTTGGAAATTTGTACGGTGTCTACACGGTGGGCTGCATTCACACGGTGAACGCCACCGTCAAAGTCCAGGAGTAGTGGCTGGGGAGAGCTTAACGCCAGTGTGGTCTTTCCCATACCAGGTTGTCCGTAGATTAATGCCGACAGGGCATTCTTAACTGTCAGTTCGTTAGGTTTTTTGATAAGTCCCATAATCAATAATTTTTAGTGGTTAATAAATGAGTTAAAAAAAATAGTTCCCGGATAGTCGGCCAGGACACACCGGGATAAATAAGGATATAGAATATAACATATAAAGAGGGCTCTCACCTCACGCTGTCCTTTCCAGCGGCTTTGGGTTAAATTATTATCTAACAAATTGCTCTCTGCTTCACTGCCTTGAAGTCTCTAACATGGCTACGTTTATAAGGGTGTACGGCTCCCTCTCTTTGGGTGTGGGTAATACAGGATTCGAACCTGTATCTGTATTCCTCCTGAAAACAATCACAAACCGTCTGAACGTAAAGAAAAAAGTGAATACCGCTTTTCCATTAAGCTAATTACCCGTGTGGCTTATGCCACTTTCTTTTTTAATTTTCTAGGCTTCCTTGGCATTTTGACCTGTGCATAACGCAGGACATCACTGGCATTGCAGAACCATTTCCCGTTTTGTGCGCATGTAGGCTTGTCGGAACGTATTTTGTTTTCTTCGATCAGTCTGATAAGCCTTCCTATGCCTCCAACTATTTTGGCCGCTTCTCTTTTACCGAATGTATGGGTGTCCATGATGGCTAGGATGTCTGCTAGCCGTGCTTCTGCCGTTCCATCAAATAAGATGGATGTCCGTAGTTGGTTGTTAACTGTATAGTTCATAATCTGAATCTGTTTTTGTTCGTCTTGTTCTTGATACTTGGGTGGTTCTTGTCTTTGCTCTGCTGCATTGTCTCATGTCGGGATGAAAATCCAATGCGGCAATGACAAGGAACAGGATGGAGAAGAATAGCTCAAGCCCGTGTTTACGTATCTCTTTTATATCGAAGTTGATCTTCATGCGCTCACAGAACATGTATAATACAAGCTCGGTATCTTTGGAAATACCCAGCTTTTTGTATATATCCCGCTTCTGTGCTTTGATGGTCCATTCCGAGCGTTGCAGACTGTCGGCTACTTCCTTGTCGGCCAAACCCTTGCAATATTGTTCGGCGACAAGATGCTCGCGCTCTGATAGCGTAATCATGACACACGCTGGATTTTGAACTCTCCGCGCTTGCGGTCAACCTCTCCTGTTCGTTTCCAATCGGCATTTTCTACACACATCTCCAATCTTAGTCTGGAAATGGTTGTGTTGACGGAAGATATCGCACGCACAGGGAACACAACGATATCACCTACCTTCATCGCTCTCAATGTGGCCGCCCAATTTTCTGTTACTTTTACCATATTACTTCAATTTAGCGAGTTTAACGATGTTGTCTAGAGCATTAATGCTGCTTTCGTGTCGTGCCTGTAGGCGGGTGAACGAATCGAACCACATGTCGCTCTGTTCCTTGACTTCTTTAAGGTCTTGTTCCAGTTCTTGCACACGTCTTACAAGGTCTTCGTGTGTCATGCTTTGTAATTCTTCTACTGTTGTCATAGCTTTATTTTTTTTGATTTTCAATATTGTCAAGTTCGTTGCTTATCACTAATGATGTTACCGCGAAGGCGGTGGATGCTATCCAGAACCATACGCCCATATCGTACATGGTAATAAGGAGTATCGCGTATGATACTGCGCATAATATTGATATTGCTTTCATTTGATTGTGTATTAGTTTTGTTCCCCCAAACCAATCCGATTGGCGGCATCACGCTTTTATTGGGGGATTTACTTAACTTTGTGGTGTCAAACAAAAAATTAAGTATTATGAACAAGTTTGTTGAAATCACCGTGGATGGTGAAAAGTGCATCATCAATGCAAGTGCAGTTCAGCTTGTAAAGCCTACCGATGAAGGTACATTGATTTTATTTCAAAATGGAGCTAAAATCCATACGGAATTTAGCTTTCAGGAGCTGTCAAATATTCTTCTGAACTAAAATTTCTTTCTTGTATATCGGGATAGTGAACAACTTTATGACAACGGTTTTGTTGATTATTCCGGTATCATCTTTTCCTATAAATCCATAGGGTGTAGGACGTATTTTTACTATTTTTTCAATTATTGCTTTCATTGTCATAAGTAGATATTATTAGTTTGTGCCCCGATAACCTCTCTCTGGTCTTCCCACCGGAGTTGTCAGCTACTGTTCTTCACTGCATAACCGTTCGGGGCATGATTGCCCTTACTTCGCCCGGCTGCTTGCATCGACCTTGTTACAGGCTGCTTGCTTCGACCGTTAGTTCTCGCGTCCTCTATGCTGGGATTGAGGGTAAGCGCCAGTATCGCTTTCTGGAACGGATTGCTAAGGGCAATCACTCCATGTAGTTCCTGCCATACCTTTTACGGATTGTTTCCGGTATCGAGACCGGACAGGATAATCCTGATTAATGTCCTTATTAATCTCCGCAGTACTGGGAGCCTAAATATCCACGGCTGTTGGAGTTGTAGCAGTCTGACCATTCGGCTTTGAAAGTGACTTTTTCTGCTTTGACCGGAGTGAACACCTTGTTATTTCTTTCTTCCTGTTGTCTTGCCAGCTCTTCCTGCATTGTAACATTCAGTTTTGCCAGTTTCCATGTTGATTTCAGAACTTCACCGAAGGTCTTGCCTTGTTTCTTGCCTACATACTTGTAGGTTCTGTGGGCATCTCTCATAATCTGTCGTAAATCGAATCTTTTCATTGTCTTACCTCTTTTTAGTTAGTCAATATTTTTGCACTTCCGAACTATTTTTCGTTCCTTTGTGCTGTTGTTTATTGTTTGATGTTGCAAAGATAGATTTAATATCTAATTTATCAAACAATAAATCTAATTATATTTAGATATTAACTCTAATTAACTCGAATATATGAAAGGTCTAAAGGAGCGGTTATTATACTTTATTGAGTATAAAGGTTTACCAGTACAGATGTTTGAAAAGATAGTTGGACTAAGTAATGCAGCAGTTTCGAAGATGGGTGATAATACAAGACGTTCAACGATAGATAAAATATCTAAATCGTTCCCGGAATTAGATGTGAATTGGCTTTTAACAGGTCAAGGAGAAATGTTGTCTTATGGTCAAGATGCAGAATCTATTTCAAATAAAGTACAAGAGCCTACATCCCATTATGGTAGGAAAGAACTAAATGAAGGAAATGGTTTCACCACATATCTTCTTCCCATGTCAGCTATGGGAGGAACGCTTACGGGTTTTGCGGCTCCAGGCGCAATGCTCCAAAATTGTGAGGCTATAATTTCACCCATTGAAGATGTAGACTTTGCCATTACAGTATATGGAGATAGCATGGCACCTGAATACCCCTCAGGTTCCCGTATTTTGATAAAGAAGATAAACCCCAATATCTTTATAGACTGGGGTAAAACATACGTTTTGGATACTGCAAATGGGGTTATAGTAAAGGAACTCCATGAATGCAAGGGTAAGGAAGGTTATGTGAAATGCCATTCGGTAAACCCGGATCCGAAATTCTCGGACTTTGACGTTCCTTTGTCAGAGGTGTACGGCGTGTATCGAGTACTTATGTGTATGTCGGCAAAATAACAAGTGAAAGCAATCTGTATAATAAACTTTTAATATAAAATACTATGGATTTTAAAGATGCAATTAAACAACTCGCAGACAGAGTTGGAAAATTAAAAGATAACATTCAAACAGAAGAAGCAACAAAGAACGCTTTTATCATGCCTTTTATAAATGCTTTGGGATATGATGTCTTTAACCCGTTGGAAGTATTGCCAGAAATGACTTGTGATATTGGTACAAAAAAGGGAGAAAAGATTGATTATGCCATAATGAAGGACGATCAGCCTATCTTGCTTATTGAATGTAAACACTGGAAGCAGGATTTGAATCTTCACGACAATCAACTATTGCGTTATTTCAATGTTTCAAAGGCTAAGTTTGGATTATTGACTAATGGTATTATTTATCGTTTTTATACAGATTTGAAAGAACCCAATATAATGGATGATAAACCATTCTTGGAAGTGGACATAACGGATTTGAGGGATAATCAAATTGAAGAGTTGAAGAAATTTCATAAATCGTACTTTGACGTAGACAATATACTAAACTCAGCCAGTGAATTAAAGTATATGGGAGAATTGAAGGCTATCATTCAGGAGGAATTTTCCTCACCGAGCACTGATTTTGTGAAAATGTTTGCGACTAAAGTATATGAAGGAAGAATGTTGCAAAATATAATCGATCAGTTTACCCCTTTGGTAAAACGTGCTATTTCTTCACATATCAATGATATCATTAATGAGCGTTTAAAAGGTGCTTTAACCGTTAGTGATTCAAAAATTGAGTCGGCTCAACCGAAGCAAACTGACACTCCGGCTGAAGAAACTCAAGCAGAAAATCAACCAGAATCAAAAGTCGTTACTACAGAAGAAGAACTTGATGCTTATCGTATCGTTAAGGCAATCTGTCGGAAAAAAGTGGATATATCCCGTATAGTATATCGTGATGCTCAAACATACTTTAGCGTTTTGCTTGATGACAACAATAGAAAGCCTATTTGTCGTATGTATTTCAATACAGCTACAAAATATGTGGCTACCATTGATGAAAATAAGAAAGATGTGAAACATGTTATTGAAAGCCTTGATGATATTTATAACTATGAGGATGAATTCTTTAAGGCGATCGATATGTACGAACATAAGGAATAGGATAAAAGTTCTAGAAGATTAATTAAAAATAATTGCAGCATTAGCAAATGTATTGTTAGTGCTGCAATGTGAACATTGGAGTTTTATTATATATGATTCAAAGCATATATGACTGTTCATGTCAGTGGAAAAATCAAGACTACTGTCAGCTTTCCCCTTCATGCAAAGGGTGGGGATGCCGGTTCTTGACGACACCTATCGAAGAGATTCCAGCAACAATCCAGGAGAAAGCAAAGCTCTTTTCCAGAGTGTATCGGGAAGCGAAGCAAAAGGGAGTGCTGGAATGCCCGCACTACCGATCAATTTTCATAGATGAGGTGCTGGCCAATTTGCCGAAGGGTGAAGTGTGTTAAATAAATGGTTTATGTTATTGTTTATTGTTTGATTTTCGTATATTTGCAATAAATCTTAATTTGAATGGGAAGTTGGAGTGAACAACAGGAAGTAAAGAAAGAAGTCAAGGAAAAGGACAAGGTAAGACGGGAAAAACTTGCCGGGTTGTTTTTTGATTTAGCAAAACTTTCATTTGCCGGACTGGTTGTAGGTGGAATAGTTTCCATGAAGCCTGATGTAGATATAACTCTTGACATATACAGGGTTATTATAGGTGGAATCTCTACCATCATTTTTATTAGAATAGGAAATACAATTTTAAAATAAAGTGGATTATGGACATGTTAAGTTTAGTATATACAATAAGTGCTGTTGTAGGTGGTGGATTTTTGGTGTGGCTTAACACAAAATCCGGGAAAAAATGGCTCGCAAATCTATAG